CCTTCTTGCTGGTAGGTGTAGGCAAACGCATCTGAGATGTTGGCGTAGCTTTGGATGGCAAACTCGATAGCGTGCGTGCTGACCCGCTGGCCGGTGTAGCCGTTGGCTCGGTAGACGATGCCATTGCCGCGCGCGTCGGACCCTAGCCAGAACAGCCCATTGTCGAGTTTGGCGATGGAATACGGCGCCGCGCAACCAATTTCGTTGAACGCGCCTTGAATGCGCTCTAGCGGAAAGTTAACGCTTCCAGCGTCGTACCAGACCTCAACGGAATTGGTGCCAAACAGCCACACCTCGCGATGGTCTACGATAAGCCCGACTAAATTGTCCGGCGAGCCTTCGGCGCTAGCAAACTCCAACGGGTCCACCGACGTACCATCTAGCAGTTGCGTGACCCAGATGGTTTGGGAGTTTGGCTGGTTGAATACGAAATAGCCGTCAATGTAACCAACGGTTACCGCGCCAGCAAAGTCGGGGTCGGTAATTTGCGCGAACACGCCCGTAGTGGCGTTGTATATGTAGCCGAGCGGGTTGCACGCAACGAACAGCTGCGTGCCGTTGTCGGACATGCTGACTGGGCCAGACCCGCTTACGGTGCCTAACACCGTGGCGTTCCACGCGGCGTCCACGCGGTACAGCGTGTTGCTGGACACCACATAGCCATACCCACCGTACTGCCACATCCCTCGGACGGGGCCAGACCCAACGGTCGCCAACAAACGCAACCCCGGCGCGCGGTTGAGGAACCCAACGTCTTTGCCGTTTTCCGGTGTTGCCTCTGGGTACAGATTGACCATGCGGTTGTCCGCAGCGTTGACGCTGCGAGCCACATATGCCTGCCCCAGAATCGGCGTTTTCATCAATAGTTACCGGCAAACACGTTGAACCGCTGGCGGGTGCCAACGATGCTGTACGGCAGCCCCATGATGTCGCCGGGGCTGTTGATACGTTTGAGGTTGCGTTTGCTGGTCATAGCGATGCGCGACACAGTGGGCGACGGCTCGACGCCAAACTCTGGCGCCAGTTCGCACGCCAGATTGTATTTGAACGCCCGCAAGTAGCCTGGCGGAAACGCCAGTACAGTGGACAGCGTTGATGCGCGCGTTAGTTCTTCCACTGAAATGAAATGCCATTCCAGCGCCCGTGTCGGCACGGGGTAGACGTACATCTCAATGTCGGGGTACGTCATGTTAATCCAGACGATTTGCGGGTAGGTGCTGGTCACCGTCTTGACCGCAATGCCGTCGTACTGTTGTTGGTTAATCATTTTGATGCCCAACGAAACACCCGTAGTGGCGTCGCGCATGTACGTTGAGTCATCAAGCTGGATGGGCCGGTTGCCTTCAAAATCACCAGACGGCCCCAGCGTGCGGCTGATGGTACTGGGCGGCCAAGTGAACACTTGGTCTTGCGTTGAGAAGACGCTAAGCCGCTCAGTGTTCCATGAATCAATCATCTGATTGAGCGCGGCAAGCGAGTCTTGAGAAGTGGCTGGGGACGGCGTTTCGCCTTCCGCAAGCTGGCCGATTAACCGTAGCGCGGCATTGATTTGCTCGCCTGCCGTGGTTTCGCTGGTAAACGGGACCGCTGGGACAATGATGGTCATATTGGTTTACCCTTTGAAAATGCCTACTAGGATAACAGCCGCCACGGGCACGGTCACACTTTGTAATTCGCGGAAATGGCCACATAGGACGTGGCGGTGAAATCTGTATCCGCGAGCTGTGTCGGGCTACCCGATGACATCCTGTCAATTCTGATGGTGGTGCTGTTGCTGAATGCAGCCACGAGGCTTGTGTCACCAATAGTCGCAGCCATGTTCCCCGGACGAATTGCAAACGCTTGGCTTACTGCTGTGTCTGACGCAAATGGCATCCCGGTGATTGTGGCGACGCCGGTCGAGCTGCCTTTTGCAGACAGCTGAAAATATGCTTCGGTGAAAACGCGGTTTCCGATTCGGGTATACCGCCCGGTTCTGGTTGAATAAGTCATGCCCGTCGAACCGCCGCCAAATGCAAGCGCTGGCGTCCAGGTGCCTTCTTCATACCAATCCAACGCATTCGCGTCTGTGTTGTTTTGGTTAGCAACGCGCAGCCCGAAAATACCGAGGTCAGTTCCGTTGCTGTTGTTGTTGCCATACACAAGGCGCGCGATGGTAGCGCCTGTGGTGTAGAGCGGCGTGAATGCGAAAGTGCCTACGCCGACAAAAGAATTGTTGGCGATGACGATGTTGTATTGAGTTCCGACGAATGCAATGGCGCGGGTGGTGTCGTACAAATTATTGAACGAGCAGCCAGAGATGGTCGTGCTGTTTGAGCCGTCGCACTTGATAGCTGAATAGGTGGTCGCCGCGAAGTTGTACCCGACCTTGTAGAACGAACACCCAGAAAACACATAGGCGCCCGTGGTCACGCCAATGTAAACCGCTGTTTGCTCAGTGTTGTGGAACTCGCAGTTCTCAACCGTGATGGCCGCCACGCTGGGCTGGTCAATGTAGAGTGCGTTGGTCAGCTGGCCGAACGTGCAGCCAGTCAATTTCATATCGAAAATGGCCGGCGTAGACCCGGATGGCGACACTCCGTTGTCTTTAACCCAAATCCCGAATGGCGTTTGCGTGCCGTCAGTTTTTACGCCGTCGATGTACACCTGTTCAAAATTGATTGAATACAGCGGGGCTGTTGCGTCTTGTAGTTCGATCAGCGCCCCGTTGTTCTTCATCCAGCCGACGTACCCATTGGAAATTCGCAGGTCGTCGATGCTTTGAACTCTAAACCCGTGGTCGGTGATTCTGTTTGACGTGATGAGAAATTGATCAAACGAATTGATCCAGCCCGCGTCGGAACTGCTGACCAGCGGATACAAACCGGTGATGCTCACCATCGTGCTGTTGGTCGCGCCGGTGAACGCATTCCCGGTGTAAAGGCGCACATTTCTAAACGTGCTGCTCTGAGCGTCCACCATGTCAATGCAGGTGAAAAACTCACTAACACCAATGTTTTCAGCGGAGAAGTTGGCGGTGTCGCGCAGCTTCAAACCAGAACCAGTTGCCACATGCACCGTTCGGGCAATCGACAGGTTTTTCATGCCGCAGCCTTGCAAGGCACCAGTTGGCGCGGCGGTGTTGTTGAAATAGACCGCGTCGGTTGCGGTGTTGCAGACAATAACTGCGCCGCCGCTGCCGGCGGTAACATATTCAAGACCGTTTAACTCGCCTTCAAGAACCGTCGCGGGGGATGTGATAGTAATGGTGCTGGTGATTAGATATTTTCCTGCGGGGAAGAAAATTGTCCGTCCCGGATTTGAATTGATGGCGGTTTGAATCGCCGTCGTATCATTCGTCACCCCGTCCCCAACCGCGCCGAAGTCTTTGACGCTCACGCTTTCGCGCAGCTTGGTCTGGACGGTTGTTGCTACCGCGCCGGCGCCCGCCGGAAGATAGCCAACACTGTTGCTACCGGAAGGGGCTAGGAGGTCGTCAAGTTCAATGGCGTTAATGGTTACCGTTTCAAACCCTGTCTTTGCCACCACAAGGTCGTACAGCCCGTTGGCCGCGTAAAACGACACCTGGCCGGTTGAAGTCGAAAGAAACGGGTTTGCCAATGGCGTGACGCCATTGTCGGAATACAACGTCGCTAGCGTCGCTGTGCCAGACACATATACCGTGCAAGTGGCTAGGCTAAGAACCCGAAGCGTCGAGTTGGAGCCCGTGGTCGAGGCGATGAAATTGACATATCTCTGCACGGCAAAAAACTCCTATGCGGCTGGTCGGCGGCGGCGCTTAGCCTCTAATTCGTTGACCGGAGCGTCCGGCTCACCGGGAGTATATCGCACCCAACCATTGCATTCATCCGCCTCCGCTTCCGCTTCCGCGATAGCGACTTTGGTGCCGTGTTTTGGGTGTCTGAGGTAGATGTGCATAAAGAAAACGGGGTGGTTACCCACCCCGTTCCTATTCGCTTTTTAGGCGATTCGGTACAGCGTCCAAGCGCCGTCGCCGGTCTTGCGCGCGCGAAACGCGGCAGACGTGACAGTCGCAGCGGTTGCCGTGCCCACAATCGTCCAACCCGTGCCGGCCGCTATAGTGGCGGTAGAGCCCGCCGCATTAACCAGGTTCAGGTCAAACCCGCTGTCCACTTTTACGTTAGGCAACGCAGCTTCAAGCAAAGCCACCGTAGGCAGCGTCTGCGTGCCCGGCGTGCCGCTAGGGACAACAATCAAGCCGGTAAGCACCTGAGCCGCCGTCAGCGTTCCTGCCGCAGTAACCGAAGCCGGCGCGCCCTGAAGGACCAAACGCACCTCAGTGACGTTACCGTCAGTGGTCTGATACCCGTTTCCAGTAGAAGGAAATGCCATGATATTTTCTCCTTAACCCCAGATGCGGCAAGCCATCGGCGGGCGAATGGTCGCAAAACCATACAGCACGTCGATACGGCAAGGCATACGGTCGTTGTTGATGTCGTACTGACGGACGATACGCAGGCTGATGCCGTTGTGAACCTGGCGGCTAGCCATGTCTACACCCTGCGGCAGCAGAAGGTCAGCGGTCGCCAGCGTGATGGCATCCTTGTGGTACACAAGGTTCTGCGGGTACTGGGTCGAAGCGGTGCCGATAAAAGTAACCGCCGCGTTGTCGGCGGGGAACGAATCCACCGTCGCCAGTGCGTTTGCGCTGGTGTAGATGGCCGGCGAAATCGCCACGTTCGTCCAAGCGCCCGAAGACGCAGTAGCCAGCGAGGTCACAGTAAACTGCTGAAGCGAGCCCGTGGACTGACGGGTCTGCGGGTTGACCGCGAACACGTTCGCGATGGTGAACACGTCACCAACAACAATCGTTGCTGAAGCGGTGCCGCCATCCAGACTGATGGTGGTGGCGCCCTGAGTGCTGACCGCGCCGTTCACCAGAATGGTGTCGGTTGTGGACCGCGAGCCAGTGGTGTGAGTCGCGATGGACTGGGACATGTTGATTTCGTCCAGACCCAGAATGCCTTCACCCATCATGCCGTTCTTAAACTGGCGGCTGATAGTGCCGGTGGGGTTGAACAAGCCTTTCATGCCTTCGACCAGACCAGCGTTAGCCGCCGGGTTGACGGTGGCGTAGCGCGGCGACATACC